AAAAAAGGGAGGAGAGGTACAATCTGTTGTGAAAGAACAGGGAGAACAACAAAAAAAAGAAAATAACATAGTAGAAGAAATTACTTCCATACAAGAGAGTGTGAAACAAAAAGATGAGCGATGGAATGGGAAAGAAAGAGCAATTGAAGTAAAAGGTGTTGCGTTGCAACAAGGGTTACAAGAAGGGGATAGGATCGATATCCGAATCCGTTATCCAGATGGAGAAGAGTATGTAGTAATAGCACAGAGAGGGTGTTATGACGTAGCAATAGAAGAAAATACAATGACAATGTGGCTTTTAGAAGAAGAGATGTTGCGTTTAGCAAGTAGTATGGTGGATTGTGAGTATATGAACGGAATCCTTTATACCGTAAGGTATCGAAGGGATATAAAGCAAGAGTCTTCCAAAGTCAATTACATTCCAAAAGAAGCAGTCTATGAGTTAATGCAAAACAATCCAAATATTGTAGAGAAAGCACAAATATCTTTATGGAAAAAATATCGTCAAACGCTGGAGGAGAATATGCGATTACAAAATAAGGAAAGTGAAAAATGGAATTTCAATATGCAAGCACAAAACGAGGAACAAAACGAAGAACAGGAAAATGAGGAGGTGGTGTATTTTGACTAAAGTGATTGGATTTTTAGGAGGAAATCATTATGATTTTATTTCTTATGTAGGGCATGTACTGAGTGAGATGAATTTTCAAGTATTGTTAGTGGATTATACCCCTTTGCAAGAATTGATGGCAACAGTGCCAGAATATGTTTTTCAAAAAGTAACAGAATATCGAGATCTTTTTTATGTAGGAGCACCAGAGATTACGGAAATCAAGCAGTACATGGAAGAGGAAACCTATGATTTTATTTTAATAGATTTTGAGTACAGTTCAAAAGGAAAGGAGTTCTTTTTATGCCATAGCATTTGCTTTGTAACGGATATGCAAAGACATCATTTAGAGATTGTGGAAAATCTAAAGATTCCTTCCAATATTGAACGATTTTTAGTGGTAAAAGAGGAAAGTCCAATTCGGAAAATGTCCTTTTATTTAAGGGGAATGATAACGGAAATGAAGTTACAAGAATCCAATTATTTTTCCTGTCCATGGGGAGAAAGAGAACGAAAAAATCAAATGCGATGTCAGTACCAATATGACATTCCATGGGAGAGAACATCATCTTCTATGAAGCAAATTGTATGGAGTCTTGTAAGGAGATGGCTTCAGTATCAAGAAAAAGAGGAGATAGGGATTTTACATCTTCCTACAGAGGGAATGATATGATAGTCATAGGATTTAGCCCTATGGGACCACAGTTTGGAGTTTCTAGTAGCTTGTCTGCACTATGCTCATGGAATTATTTTGAATTTAGAAAGAAAACATTGTTGATTCAGACAGGATTTCATGGGAATTTAGAAGAAACGTTATTAGGTCAAAAAAAATGGAAAAAAGAAGAGTATTGGAAGATGAAAGGGATTGATGAGGCCATTCGAAACGAGATGGCTGGTATGAAACGGGAAGAGGTAATAGAAAGAGCTACCATTACGATGTATTCAGGAGAAAATCGGTTTGAATTATTACCTTCTACTAAGAAGAAAGATCAAAAATTATATGAACAAAATCTTCTAAAATATTTTCCGACTCTGTTGAAGTTTTATAAAGAAATTTTTGAAGTGGTCTATGTGGATCTTGAATGGGGACAGAAACAATTGTTAGAACAGCTCAAACAATATGCAGATGTCGTCCTCTATTTTCTTCCGCAAAATCGTTGGATAATAGAGAGATGGAGCAATGAAAAAGTGATGGAAGAAAAGGAACAAGTCATTTTATGTAAATATGAAAAGAAGTCTTTTTGGAATATTACGAATCTGAAGATCTTATATCCTCAGATTGGAAAGAGGTGTATCGGAGGAATTCCTTTTTCCAATCTTTATATGGACACATGGTCAAGAGGAAAGGGAATGCAGTATTTGGCAACCGAAAGAGATCGAAAAGAAAAGAGCGATTTTTGGAAGCGAGTGGAGATAGTAGGAAAACGGATCGAACGATATGGTAGAAGGGAGGAGTCTAGTGATAGAGCAAAAACAAAGATATGATAGTATTCCATATCTCATTGAGTTAATGAAAGAGCAATTTTACAATATTTTAAGAAGTGATACAAGTCGATGGAAGCTGAGTAAATCAGAAGTTTTAAAGTGGGAGAAAAGTAAGCAGAGTTTAAGGCAGGCAATCAAAAATTGTAGTTATGGAGATGAACAAGCAAGGTGTTTGATTCAAGAGTATATGAAAGAGTTTTTAGAAAATCAGTTAGATAGGAAAGAGGAATTACTTAATCAAATTCTTCCATTTGAAAAACCACTTCGAATGAAGGAGAGAACGAAATTTTTAATCCTCCTTTATTTAACGGAGAAGGAGCATGGGAAAGATGCCCTTTCCTTTTTAATTCAGACTTATCGATGGAACCAACCAAAGTATGATGGAGAAGATGCGATTTATGAAGTAAATGCCCAAGACTTAGATAGAATATTCTATCTAAAATATAGGAAGCTAAATTATGTGGAAAAATTAGAACTTGTGATACAGACCATTTATGAAAGTTCTTTTGGATATGGAATTGCAGATCGGATTTTAACGATGAATTTAGATGGGGTATCTGCTGGGGTATCAAAAGATGTATTAAGCTTATGGATTTTTTATAAAGGAACGATGATTCATTTCTCATGTTTAAAATTTGAAGAGGAGCAAGAACTCATTCGAATCTGTAAAAACATTTATCGGTATGGAAATTATGGTCAATTAAGTCAAACAAGAGGATACATTACAGGAAATCGTAAAGATGGATCCAGAGTTGTTGTTATGAGACCGCCATTTTCCGAGAGCTGGGTGTTTTTTGTACGAAAATTTGATATTGCAAAACAATTGGAGCTTGCAGATATTTTAGTAAGAGATCAAACGAAGTGTTTAAGGACAATCTTAAAGTGGATAGTAAAAGGCTGTCAAGTGACGGGGATTACAGGTGATCAAGGATGTGGTAAGACAACGTTATTAATGGCTCTTATTGGTTTGATTCCTCATAGTTATACGATTCGTACCCAAGAATTAACGTTTGAATTGCAGTTGCGTGAAAGATATCCAGAGAGAAATATTGTATCTCTTAGGGAAACAGAACAGATTCATGGACAAGAAGCTCTTGATATCTTGAAAAAAACAGATGGCGTTGTAACAATTTTAGGCGAGGTAGCGACCAATGAAGTGTCCAGTTGGTTGATTCAAGTTTCTCAAACAGCATCGCTTTTTACTATGTTCACACATCACGCTAAGACGACAAAGGATCTGATCGAAGGACTTCGAAATGCCTTGTTACAAGCAGGTGGGTTTCGAAATGAAGAAATTGCATTGAAGCAAGTGATGACAAGTATTCGATTTGATATCCATATGGCAAAGACAAGAAATGGAGAGCGATTTGTAGAACGAGTGACAGAAATTGTCCCTATAGAAGAAGGTGTGGACACAAGAGATATTATTCTATGGGAGAACGGTAGATATTGTAAGAAACATGCGATTACAAAAGAAACACAAAAACAAATACTAAAATATCTTACGGTACAAGAAAGAAAGCAGTTTTTAATCGATATGGAACAGTTTTTAGAGAAGGAATCCTTATGTTAAACGATATTTTTTACTGGATTGTTGGAGTGATAGCATTTTATTTTAGTATTCAAAATTATAAAAGACAAAAGAAAGAAAAACTAGAATATAAGTTTTTAGAAGAAATTGAGTGGTTCATACAAAGAATTAAGCAATTTTACATGGTGAATCCTATTATGGAAGAGGCCGTTTATGATGGAATGTGTGAGGCAAATGGGAGGATGGCACAAGAGGCACAATGTCTTTATGAAATGTTAGTAGATGGAAGAGATGAAGTTAGAAGAAGCTATATGAAGACACAAAAAAATAGTTTTCTAAAGCTATTTGCTTCTTTACTATCCATTGAAATGCAGTATGGTAGTCAACAAAAAGATGCTGTGTTTTTAGAAGGAATTGGTTTGTTAAGACAAGATTTAATATTAGAGATTTGGAAAAGAAAAGAGATTCGAGTGTTGTTTTCAGGACTTAGTTTTTTGATTTTATTTCCAGCATTTTTCTTAAAGCCTATTGAACTATGGGCAACTTCCAATATTCCTGAGTTAATGACGTCTTATCATGGACTTTATGGAAAATTAGTAGTGCTTTTCTTTTTCGGATTGATGGGGCTTTCTTATTGGGGAGTTTGGCAATTGCGAACTTCTATGGAAGAAAAAGAACAGATAGAAAAAAGAACGAACCATAATCGTCTATTAGAAAAAATAGAACATATAGGGGGGATAGCATGGATTGTAGAAATATGGGAAAAGAGGAATTACATTGGATACCAAAAATATCAAGAGAAGTTGCAAAGAGCAAAAGAGAAAATCACACCAGAGCAGTTTTTTATAAAGAAGATTCTATGGGGCATCATTTGCTTCCTCTTGGTAATCGGTCTTTGCCTTGTATTACAAAATGCCAAGAAAATGCAGGCACTAGAAGGAACTGAGTTATTAGATCGTCAGATCTTATCTTATGTAGGAATTCCTTTTGAACAATGGCAAAAAGGCATGAAAGAAATCGGAAAAGAGTATCGTCAAAAAAAATTGGATGAAGAAATGGTTGTACAAAGGGTTTCTTCTTTTTATCATCGTCAAAATCTAACGTTAGTAAAAATGGCGATAGAACAACTAAAACAGAATCAAGAACAATATCAAAAGACAAGGCTTCCGATTCTATGGTGGATTAGTTCTATTTTCTTCTTGTTTTTTGGATGGAAGTTACCTGATATTTTTTGTATTTATCGGTGCTGGAAATATGAGCAGTATCGAGAATATGAACTGGATTATTATGAGACGATTCTTTTTCCCTTGTCAAAGTCAGAAAGTGTGGATCTCGTGACAGTAATTGAATATATGGAAGAAGGAAGTGATATCTATGAGACTATATGGGGAAAAAGTTTATTATCTGTCTATATTGGAGAACAGCATATGGTAGAACAGTTGAAAGAGCAGGGGAGACATATCCGATTACAGCAAATAGCAAATGACTTAGTGTTCAGCGATCAAGTGGGAATGAAAAAGGCGTTTGAAGACTATTTAATACATAGAAAGAAGCAACAAGAGAGGCGAAGACAAGAAAACGAACTATTAGTAAAAAAAAGAGGAATCGTTGCAAAGTCGATTGCCTTTGTACCACTATTTTTTGAAATTAGTATGTATTTAATTGTTCCAGTTGTTTTAGAGAGTATGATACAGCTTTCTAGTTTTTTGGAGCAAATTAAATAAAGAGGAAAATAAGAAAGGAGGTAAAAAAGAGAGCATTTCGATGAAAATAAAAAGAGATGAGGTGAAAAGGGCATAGAAGAGAACAGGAAATGAGAAAGACTATTAAGGAGGGAAAACGAGAACAGGAAAGAATAGAAAAAATAAAATAAAAGAAAAAATAAAAGAGCTTATTAGAGTAGATGTAAAAATAAAAATTAAAAAACGATGCAATTGCAGGGTTTAAAAGGAATGGAAAGGAAAACTATTCTTTTAAATCCTGCAGTTAATAAATGATAAAGAAAAATAAAGAAAACAAGAAGGGAGGAAAAGCAACATTTTTGAACATAACGTTAGGGGAAAAGATGTTGTAGTAAGAGAGGAATGGAGAACAGTTTAAAAGGGTTATTATTGGCTGGGGGGGCAGTTATCACCATCATTGCAACTAATTGGTAATAATTTTTAAAAAGTCCAATCTATTCTTACATCATCACCTGTAACTGTAATTCTATCGATTAAAGTTCTTAAGATAGCTTTCTTAGTATCGAGCTCGCCTGTTTCATAAATATCGATAAATTGCTTAAGATTTTTTCGAACCTCTCTTTTGGTAGGCTTGTTTTGATTTTGTTTATTACGCTCCATAGTATCCAGTATCTTTTGCTTTTCTTCTTCCAGCGCTTTATTTTTGCTTTCCAACATAGCTTTATCCAATTTATCATCGAGATATAGATCAACTAATTTTTGTTGTTTGGATTCGATAGATGTCAGTTTCGCCTCAAAAAACTCTTCTGAAACACTTGATTCTTTTGATAACATTGTTTGTTCTAATAGCTTTGTATTATCAGAAAGAGCCCTGATTTGGTCATAGACAATTTGATCGAGAGTTTCTCCATCAAAGTTGCCGGAATGACATTCTCCTGTAATATATTTTGCGGATTTTTTACTTACAGAATAACACATATAGTACCATCTGTCGTTGTTAACTCGTTTGCGAGACTGTGCGTGCATTCGTGCACCGCAGTCTCCGCACCAGAGCAGACCAGTTAATAAACGGGTAGAACGGAAAGGGTTTTTAGAATGCCCAAGTGCATTTTTTGCATTTAACTGTAGTTGTTTTTGTACGGCATTAAACATTTCTTCTGTTATTAGAGCCTCGTGCTCTCCAAGATACAAATTTCCTTTCCAGGTTATAACTCCATAGTAAAGAGGATTTCTTAAAATTCTTTTAATAGTTGCTAAATGTATTTTACCATCTTTGGTTTTATATTTAGTTAAACTATAGTCAAATTTTTCATCTATATATTTTTTTATCTTATTCATACTTAAGCCCTGCAAACATAAGTTATATGCAGTTCTTACGATAGCAGCTTCATATTCGCTAACCTCATAGTGTTTATCCACATAGTTATACCCAAGTGGTGGATTAGACCAAGCCATCGCTTTGCCAGTTTTTGCACGCTCATTTTTTCCATCTTGATTACGTTCTCGTATCGTTTCTCTTTCTAACTGTGCAAAAACAGATAAAATTCCGATCATAGCACGCCCCATTGGTGTTTGCGTATCAAAACTTTCCGTTGTCGAAACAAAGTTGCAGTTATTTGGAAGAAAAACATCTTCTATCAGAGTTAAAATGTCCTTTTGAGAACGAGATAGTCTATCTAGTTTTCTCACAATTACAACATCTAATTTTTTCTCCTTCACATTTTTTAATAAACGTTGCATCGCCGGCCGTTCCAAAGATGCTCCGCTGAAACCTGGATCTATATATTGATCCACAAGTTCATAGTCATGGAGTTGGCAATATGCTGTTAATTTATCTATTTGGCTACCGATGGAATATCCTTCTTCTGCCTGTTCTCTTGTACTTACTCTAGCATATATTCCTGCTCTTATCATATTTAATTATCATCCTTTCTTATCCTAAAAAAGGGTGCAAAAAATACACCCTACAAAAATGCCAGGATGTATGGTAAAATACTAATGCGACTTAGTGTTTACCGTACACCTTTTAGGTTAGTAGGTAACATTCTTTTAGGCTCTCTGTTGGTAGCAGGGAGTCTTTTTTATTATAAACTTAATCTATTTACAGGAGAAAATCCTGCTGTCTTTTTAAAATTCATATTGTTTTTAAATCTTCCAACAAAATCAGAAGCGTCTATTCTATCAAAATTTGTATTCTCAAATTCTGCTCTTGTAAATCCTACAGACAAGATTGTTTGTTCTTCTTCATGTCCAGTTGATGTATTTAAAATATTATCTGTTGCATGGACAATAACAAGTTGCACTGGCAAAAGGGCAAATATTTCACGTGCAATTCTTATGCTACAACTACAAACATAATCTTGTGTAATATCATAATAGGCAGTTTTAGTTAAGTTTTTCTCAGATATTTTCCCTGTCTTTGTTAAGGATTTAGAAGTTTTAGGAACAACATCCTCAGATTTAACCATAAACTCAATTTCCATTACTTGTGGATTCTCTGTGCCAAATTCAAAACCACTTCCGAAATCGGTTAAATCCTCAAATGGATTTGCTTCCTGAATAGCTTCATAATATCCCTCTATGTCTCCAGATAAGATACGTTTTGCAAAAGAAATACTTTCTTCCCATGTTTCATAATCTTCAAGATCATCTTGTCTAGCTGTGGCAACAGCATCTTTTAGTTTATCATTCCTTTTGTCACCCATGCTTGGAATCCACTTTTCATAAAAACGTGGTTTAAAATTTGCATGCTGTTTTTGAGCTTCTTGTTCTTTTGGACCAGGCATTCCTTTTGGAAATGGTTCTGGTTCATTTGCGATATTGTTCCAATTTATCGGTTCATCACATTCCCTATGCACATTTTGGATCATATCTACATAAGTTTCGTACTGTTCGACAATTAGTTTGTTTTTCTCTAACTCCTCCAGTTTTTGCTTTTGCAGTTCTTTTTTAATCTTAGCTTGTTTGGCATAAGCACTAGAATTATAGCTACGAGAGCGCCTCTTTTTGGAAGAGGAAGAAAAGGAAAAAGGTCCTGCACTTACTCGACTTCGCCCTCGTGTGTTTATAGAGTAACGACAACCTTTTCCTCCAAAAGATAGGCTTGCTCCGCCTGTTCCGACACCTAATCTAATTCCTGGTGCTATTTTAATGCTTTTTCTGAATCGTAATCCCATAATTAAATCCTCCTAAATAGAAAAAATACTTATTGTATAAACAATAATCTCTTGTTCATTATTTTAGTTGTTTTTTTAACATTTTTCAATTTTTTAGGCGAATTTTAAAAGGATTATTTATATTTCTCTAATACTCCAATTACTGGTTCAAAATAGACTATGTAATTGTCAACCTCAATGCAAGTTCCATACTTACCTTTATAATATTCTAACGCTTCCAGTAGGAAATCTTCTGTTACTTCTAAAAAGTCCGCCATTTCATAAAGAGTATGGCAATGTGAATGGTACGCATTTATAATGCCGATTAACCCTATTTGTTTGTTATATGCCCATGCTCTAGCTTTCAGTTCCTGTTTTCGATTTTCTGTAATGCTTTGATCTAAAATATCCCCATAATTTGTATAATAGTGTCCCAGCTCCTCTGCTAGGACACAAGCTTTTTGTTTTAGTGTTGGGATATCTCTCCGTATTGCAATACGATTCCCCTTTATCCTGCCATCGTTGTTTATTAATGGCTTTTCCTTAATAATCAACCCTTTATCTGCCTCAATCATAAGTTCTTCATAAGTCAATCATTATCACTCTCCAATAATTATTCCCATTCGCTATCATCGTCCATAATAGCATCATCATGTATTTTACCTTCTTTGGTTAGTTTGATATCTGTTCTTTCGTGCGCTGCATTTAAAACTGGTGATATGTATGATTGAGATTTTGTTGAAGTATCTTCTTTCTGTTCAACAATATTAATTGCTATTTGCTCTAATACTTCCCATTCAGATTCACCCAAAGCAGACAATACTGATATAAGTCTCTTTTTAAAAGTTGCTTTTTCATTAGAAAGAATATCATTTATAAAATTAGTTATTTGTTCGTCTCGGGAACGTTCTATAAACATTTCTCCTGTTCCATTTCGTAGCCATTCTTCTCGGACGTCAAATTCTCTACATATAAGGGAAACAACCGAATCAGTTGGTTCATTTCTTCCAACCTCATAGTTTGCGATAGCACCTCGTTTTACACCTATTTTATCAGCAAATTCTTGCTGTGTTAAATCAAGTTCTTTTCTAATTTTCTTGATTCTTTCTTTCATTCATTAGTCACCTCTTTTCTTCTCTTGGTATTAATTATACAAGTATATTATATTAACGTCAACACAAAAATGCAACAAAATCACAAAAAGTAACAAAATCACAAAAAGATATTGACATATGCAACAAAAGCACTTATAATTGCAACATAAGCACAAATAAGTGTTTCAAAATAGAATATATCGCCCCCCACTAAGTTATACAGATGAATGGTTTCTATTAAAGAAAAGAGAGTGTAGAAGTCGAGTGTTCTAGAAAAAAAATTGAAGAAAGGAGAGATTTTTATGTCAGATAAAGAAAAGAGAATTCTTGAAGTATTTGGTCAAACAATTCCCAAAATGACCGAGCTAGAAAAAGAAAGATTGTTAGCTTTTGGAGAAGGAATTGCATTCTTTAAAAGTCAACAGGAATCACAGAAAACAGCATAGAAAAGGAGAAATTACATGAATGAATTAAGTAATTATACAAGTAATCAGACACCCATCGAAATTGCGTTGGGTATTGATGATAAAGGAATGACAACAGCTAGAAAGTTATATGAGTTTTTAGGTCTTGCTAAAAGTCAATTTTCAAGATGGGCAAAAACCAATATTCTCGAAAACAATTTTGCAGAAGAAAATATAGATTATTGGGGGTTCGACATTTATGTCGAGGGTAATCAAACTCAAGATTATAAACTTACTTCTCGTTTTGCAAAGAAACTTTCCATGATGCAGAAGAATGAACGAGGAGAACAAGCAAGAGAATATTTCACAATGGTGGAAGAAAGGCAGAAAGAAATTACACTAGGTATGCAACAGTTATCACCAGAACTTCAAATGTTTAGCAAGATGTTTGAGGCAGTTGCTAAGCAGGAACTGGAACAGAAACGACAGGCTGAACATATTAGAGAAGTAGAAGAGCGAGTTGATAGTATTAGAGAGGTAGTTTCTCTTGATACAACTTCTTGGAGGGATGATACAGGAAATATTATCAGAAAAATTGGCTTATCTTTGGGTGGTGGACAGGCTTATAGTCAAGTACGTTCAGAAAGTTATAGTTATTTGGAAAAACGTATGGGCGTGAATTTAAAACAAAGACTCACCAATAAACGAAGAAGAATGGCAGATGAAGGTATTTGTAAGTCAAAGAGAGATCGCCTTTCTTATATTGATATTATTGCAGATGATAAAAAACTAATTGAAGGTTACACGGCTATTGTAAAAGAAATGGCTATTAAGTATAACGTTGCATAATAGAAAGGAGCAAATGGTGCCAAAGGTTATATTAGGACAAAAAGATTTGCAAGAGATGAATGAAAAGTCTTTGATAATTAGAAAAATAAATCTCTACCATAAGTCTATTTTGAATTTAATTGAGAAAAAGGATTTTGATAAAGATAGAGATGCTATGAAAAAATTGGTTTTCCTCTGTGTAAAGGAAAGAAATTTGTATTTTAAGGTTGTTGAAAATAATACATATGAAGCAGCTCAAAATGATACAAATCTATTTTTTACTATATCGAATTTCATGTCACTTCTTACACCAAGAGAGTTTATGGAGGTATTTCCAGTAGAAAAGCGATTTGACGGAGAGAAATATAGTATTAAAGATTATTTTTCGACTATGAAATATATTAGAAAGTTGGAGTTAGATGAACCAATAGGTGATGAAGAAATTGATTTTTTTCTTATGGAATATTCTAACAAAGAGATTTTTGAAATGATGATCCATAGAATGGTAACTTTTAGTGACTTGCGGAGGTTTCAAGGAGAAAAGGGGGTGATAGAAGAATTTTTAGAAAAAGAAGGAGTTGAAACATTTACAAAGTATGATGATGTGATTGTAGGTAATCAGACGGGGAAATGCTTTAAAGTTTCAAAGCCTAGAAAAAGGATTCCACAGCAATTCAAAGTAATTAAATAAGAAAGGAGGCAGATTATGAGAGTAATAAATTGTTTAAAGGATGGAAGAGAATTTACAGCTGAGGAATGGAACGAAGGATTGAGAAAGGGAACTATTGTGGTTCCAGAATATATTAAGCAAATAATGATTAATTTTATGATGGGTGATGTTAAATCAACAGGAGTACAAGTGAATGAGAGCTGATTTTATTTTAAATAAACATGAACAAGAATTTGCGACATCGCAACATCATTTGATTGAGCAGTATTTAAGAATGAAAGGCCTTCCTATAGACGAATGGTATGACATAGTAGTATTTAGATACTTACGCTCTGTATATCGATGGTTCCATGAACCTGAACTTAGAAAATATTCATTTCGGTCTGTGTGTTTCTTAGCGATGCGTTCCGCTATAGGAAATGAGTTAGAGAAACAAAAAAGACAAGTTAAGACAATTAGTTTGGATTCTCCAGTACCAGGAACTGAAAATCTGATATATCACGACATTATTACAAAGAAAAATTTAGAATTGATAGGAGTAGAGCAAATGAATATATCGTATAACGTGAAAGTACCAGAAAGAAAATTCTTTCGTGGTGGTATAAAAAGTGATGAAACTATAGCAATCGAAGGTTTTCTTGTTAGTAAAATGAAAAATATGTGTTTTGAATATGAAACGGTAGATGAGGCAAAGAAAAAGGTAGCGAGTATACAAACATATAGAAGAAAGCATGAACATAAGGAGATTTATGATGCTTTCCGGAATGAAAATAAAATTTATATTGTTAGAAATAGTACAAGGAAGAGTAAAAAATGAAACTAATCGAAATAGTAGAAGGACTCTATATGCTGTTATGGATAGAATTTATCTTGGCGTGTGGATGTATGGTTCTTAGCTGGTTTGTTACGTTCGAAGACTGTTTTTACATCCTATTTACTGGGATAACAGCGATAAACGGAATAGCCACAATAAACCTAGAAAGTAAATTAAAGAAAGAAGAGGAAGAACAATGCAATATGGAAGATTAAAGTTTTCCTATAAGAGTGGTGTTATAAAGACACAAAAAAAGTGCTGCTCCGTCGCCAAACAAAAGCAGCACACAAAAAATAACTTAGGACTTAATAATACCACACAAGACCCAATTGCACAAGAGTTGCTGAATTCAGGCCTCTACTCTGGAGTAGAAGTTTATAAGATAATGCAAAGTGATTTGTACAAATAATTCAAGGGAAGGTGAAAAAATGAGTATTATTAGAGTTTCTGTAGATAGAGAAATAAGTGTACATGAAGTAAGTTTGAATAACAAAATGTTATGTGAATTGATTGGTAACAATTGCGATTGCGTAGAGCAGGTACTGCCAAGACGATTATATTCTGAGCTAAATCATACTAATGATCCTGGTAGCAGTAAAGGCGTAGTGATGCTAGTCGATGAAGAGGGATTATTAAAAGAAAACAAGATGAACGTACTTGCAAGTTACTTGTATGAAGTAGATAAGCATGGTTCTCCTATCATGGGAAATGTGTTATTTGTGGGCATTAAGTATGAAAATATGGGTATTTCTTTTTGTGAACTGGACAAGGACGTAGAAAAGAAATTGTATGAGCAATTAGAGGTGAGAGATATGAAGAAAATTAGAAAACCACAGATTAAGAAAAATGAATGGATTCCAGTAGAAAAAGGACTTCCTGAGGATTCTAAAAACTTTAAAGAATTTTTAGTGTGTTTTGAAAACGGCGATGTATGTACTAGCCTTCGCTTGGGATATACATTTGCTTTGGATAATTGGGAATACGGGAAAATTATTGCTTGGCAAGAGATGCCAAAGCCATTGTATTGGTGGAAGAAAAAACAAAGAAAAAGTAAAAAGTGGATATCCATTAAAGAGAAAAAGGCACCATTAAATAAAAAAGCATTGGTACAGTATGCAAACGGAAGAATCAGTGAAGATATGCGTCGTTTTGATGGATTTGTATTGGAATCTCTATATGGAAAAGTGCTTTACTGGATGCCTCTTCCAGAGCCTTATATTCCAAAAGGAAATTAGATAGAAAGATGAAGAACGGGAAAAGAAACAAAACAGGGAGGAAATAACAATGGATTATAGAAAAATGTGGTATAGATTGCGAGACGAAATGTTAAGAGATGCAAGAGCAGAAGAAGATGTATCTTTGGATAAAAAAGAATACGGATATAAAGGAGATTTCGCTCGAAACACCTTGTTTATGATGATTGATATGGAGTTGAATTCGGAAATCGATGAAGAGAATTTGAGAATCGATGAAAGATTAGGAAAAGGTGATCTTGGATGAGCTGGGAAGATGGATATACATATGATGCCTACGAGGCAGAACAGGAAAGATTACATAGATTGTACAAGAGACAACAATTAGAAGAGGAGAGAGCAGATTGGGAGGAAGAAGATGGAAAGTTCTAAACTATAAATTTGAAAGTGATATGAAAGAATGTTTGACACTTTGGGATATGTGGATAACACAACTGATGGAAGGAGAGTTTACTGTTTCAAAAAATTATGCAAAGGAAGCAAATATTTGGTGTAATGCAAAGTGGGAAGTATATAAATTGGTAATGAAAGAGTTTTATGGAATTGAATGTGTTTTTATTTGGACAAATGAATATTTTGGAGTTTGTGATAAAACAGAACAGAACTGGCTATTTAAGATAGAAAGAGCCACTAAAGTAGACGAATTTAAAAAGATATTCTGATGAAACAGAAAAAACAAAGTAGGAGGAAAGAGAAGATGAATACACTTTATAACTTAACAGCAGAATATATGGAACTTTTAGCTATGGCAGAAGAAGAGGATTTAGATCCAAAGGCTCTTGCTGATACATTCGAGAGCTTACAAGGAGAGTTCGAAGAAAAGGCGGACAATTATGCTGTAGTAATTAAGACATTAAAAGGTCAAGAGCATATGTTAGATGCAGAAATTAAGCGTTTGCAGGGAATAAAACAAGTGCTTAGCAATAATCAAAAGAAACTAAAAGAAAATCTCGAGAATGCCATGAACCTCACTGGAAATCGTAAATTTAAAACACTGTTACATAGCTTTAATATCCAAAAGAATCCGCCATCTTTATATATTGATGACCAGGATGCAGTTCCAGAAGAATTCTTTACATGGAAAAAGGTATTTGATAATGCAGCTATTAAGAACTATTTGAAAGAACATGGAGAGGCTGATTTTGCACATTTAGTCCAGGGCGAAAGTCTTAGAATCCGATAGGGGGTGTGTAGTATGAGCGTATATAAAAAATTATTAGATGTACAGAAAGAGCTTGTTGTAAATAAAGCACGAGAAACAAGTAGATATAAGTATAGAAACGCAGAGGATATTTTAGAGGCTGTAAAGCCTCTTCTATCCAAAAGCAAGTGTTGTATCATTTTGACTGATGATGTGGAAGTAAAGGAAGGGCGTTTTTATGTAAAAGCGACAGCGAATTTTGTGGATGCAGAAACAGGAGAAAAAGTATCCGTATCTTCTTATGCTAGAGAGGACGCAGAAAGTAAGTTGATGCAAACAGCACAGTTGACAGGAAGTTCAATTAGCTATGCCAGGAAATATGCATTGGGAGGTCTTCTGTGCATCGACGATGGTAATGATGCGGATAAGCAAGCAGAACAGGCGGAAAAGGAAGAGAAAAAGCAGGCTCTTAATCTTATCCACACGGAACTAGAGAGAACAGGAGTTAAAGAAGAAACTATTTTTATTACATATAAGCTAAATAGTTTGGAAGATGCAGACAATGCGACTTTATGGAGTATTTATCGTCGCTTGCAGAAAACAAATCCAGTTGGAGGTGAAGGCTGTTGAGTAAGTCAATCATGGTAGATGATATGAGATATTGTATCATTTGTGGACAACCTGCGGAAGAACATCATGTTTTCTTCGGAACGAGTAATAGAAAAATCTCAGATAAGTATGGTCTTGTAGTGCCACTTTGTTCAGAACACCACAGAAATGGAGCAGATTCTCCGCATAAGAATAAGACAGTCCGATTGGTTTTAGAGTGCTGGGCACAAACGGTTTATGAATCTCAAATTGGTACAAGAGATGATTTTCGAGGGGATTTTGGAAAGAGTCGTTTATAACTGAGGTGAGAAAAGTGTCAGATAGCAAGAAATATTATTATCTAAAACTAAAAGAAGACTTCTTTGAATCGGATGAAATGATCTTACTGGAAAGTCTGCCAGATGGATATTTATATAGCAATATTTTGATGAAATTGTATGTAAGAAGTCTAAGGAACGAAGGGAAGTTAATGGTAAATGATAAGATACCATACAATGCCCAAATGATTGCAACAGTTACAAGGCATCAAGTCGGAACAGTCGAAAAAGCATTGTCAATATTCCAGGAATTAAAACTCATAGAGGTCCTAGATAATGGCGCAATTTACATGAGTGATATTCAAAATTTCATTGGGAAAAGCAGCACAGAAGCGGATAGAAAAAGAGAGTATCGCAGTAGAATTGAAGCTGAAAAAACAGCACTTTTAGGACAAATGTCTGAACAAGAAACAGGACAAATGTCCGAGCAAACGTCAGGACAAAACGAAGGACAAATGACTGGACAAATGTCCGACAATTCTCCACCAGAGAATAGAGATAAGAGATTAGAGAATAGATCTAATAATATAGTCGAGAAGGAATCTCGACAGAACACAATAAAAGAGATCGTAGAATATTTAAATCTAAAAACCAATAAGAGTTTTAAATCAGGCACTAAGGCAACACAGCGTCATATAAGTGCTCGTTTGGAAGAGGGGTATTCTCTGGAAGACTTTAAGAATGTAATTGATAAAAAAGTAAGAGAATGGCAGGGAACTGAAATGGACCAGTACTTACGACCAGAAACATTGTTCGGAACGAAGTTCGAGGGTTATTTAAACCAGTCAGACAAGCCAGTTACATCAAGGCAGAAATACAAATCTACTAATAAGTTCCATAACTTCGAACAGCGCACTTATGACTATGAGGCATTGGAACAACGTTTTATTAACAAGATAAACAATATAAAGGAGAAGTAAGATGACTAGAGAAGAAAAGATAGATCAAATTGTACATAAATGCAGGAGAACAAGCGATTGTATAGAATGTAAGTTGTATGGATATTATGCAAAATGTCCGGTGCAACTATATCTTAAAAATGGTACACCAATGACAGATGGGAGTGTTTATCTGGCATATAAAACTCTTTTCGAAAACGAAGAAACGAGAAAAGAGTTTACAAAAGCAGATTTACAAGATGGAATGGTAGTGCAACTTAGAAACAAACTTTGTTTTTTGGTCGTTAAAAGAAACAATCAAATGAGAATGGTTGCAGAAGGTGGCTATTACAAAGGACAAGATTTAACTGATAACTTAAAAGCTGCATTGTTTTCAGAAACAACACGACAAGATTTAGATGTTATGAAAATTTTTGAAGCAGCACCTCTTGAAGAGGTGGCAAATATATCACAACTCATAAAAAATAAAGGAAAACTTCTTTGGGAACGTCGGGAGGAAATGACGATCGAAGAGGTGGAAAAGGAATTAGGTTACAAAATTAAAATTGTGGCATCACCTACTGAAAAGTAGTTAGTTATATATCACACAACTATTAATTTATTAAAAGCCATGATAGCCTCTGGCAGTTCACCAGGGACAGAAAGGAAGGAGAACAACATGCAACATCAAGATTTAGAAAAATTTGCTCAAGGAGCATTAAGTCAACAAATTAATAGAGCACTTGCCCAGGTGGCCAGTAACATTCAAGATCCGAACACAGATCCTAAGAAAACAAGAAAAATCGTGGCAACGATTACATTTAAACCGAATGATGAAAGGGATCTTGTGTTAACCAATATTGAAACAAAGGCAACGTTAGCACCAACACTTTCTGTATCCACCGCCATGAATATGGGGATTAACCTGGAAACGGGTGAGGTGGAATGTGTTGAAGTTGGAAAGCAGATTCCGGGGCAGATGTCTATCGGAGATTTTGGAAAAAAATCAGATGAGCCGAAAGCATTCGATCAAGAAACAGGAGAAATCTTTGAACGGCAAGAAAACGCTGGAAAAGTAGTTAATTTGAGAAATAAACAAGCATAAGGAGGAAAAAGATATGTTACAAAAAGCAATTAGTTATTTAGTAGGTTTAGGAGAAGAAGCAGCAAAACCGGAAGTGTTAGAAATCGCAGGTAAAACATATTGTACAAAGGATTTAATACGCTATGGAAAAGAAGAGAAAGCAGAGCCTTTGACAGCATCTAGTCTCACATCATTGATTGATTACATAAAAGGTAGAAAAGAAGAATTAAGAAGTTCTATGATTCTTCACGTGGTGAGTCCTACGAAAGTAAGATTACTTTCAGGGCTTCTAGAAGAAAGAGATAGAGAAACATTGTTTGAAGTAACAACAAATCCAAACGGTTTTGAATTTGATAGATATTACAGTCAAGAAGATTTTGTTATCAATATGCAGACTGCCTTCGTACAAAGTGAAGAAACAGAATTGATCTTAAAAGTTGCTGGTAACGTGGAAAACAAAGCGACTGCCAATTATGGGGATGACGGATGTACGCAGAAAACGACTATTAAGCGTGGCATTGCCAGTAGAGAGGATGTGTTAGTTCCTAATCCGGTAGTTCTTGCACCATACAGAACTTTCTTGGAAGTGGAACAGCCAGAAAGCAAGTTTGTGTTTCGGATTAAAGAAGGAAGCGGTGGAGAACCAAACTTTAAACTGGTGTCTGCGGATGGTGGATTGTGGAAGTATGCGGCTATAAAAGGGATTAAAGAATACTTGCATAATGCGCTTCAAGATGAAAAATTAGATATTACGATTATTGGGTAGTTTTTACGGGAGGGAGTTTTCCCTCCCAAGTGAATGAAAAGGAATGGTGCAATATGAGAAGAGGAAAGAAAACGACAATTGCACGTGATAGAGAATATCACAGTATGGAAAAGGCAGGATTTAAGGCGGAAGAGCCTAAGATGGTCCAGTACGCGAGAGAATACGCAAAGAAAGTGGAGGAAAAGCAAGGTGAACAAAAGACAGGCAAAGAAAAAAAGATTAGGCTACAAAATGGGAAAATGTAGCTTACGAAGAAGAATAAAGAATATAAAGCTATTAGAAAAACCGACTACTATATTTGATGGTTTAGGCATCTCTGATGCGTTCTGTCCTTATTGTGGATGTGAAACAGTTGAAATGACAGATAATTTAGTAGGATATCCAGAACTCTGGCAAATTGGATATTGTGCAAGATGTGGTAGAAAAGTTATCGAAGCAGATAATAGTCCATATATACATATACTTAGAGAAATGTTAGAAGAAAATTAATATTTAGGTGAGAGGTGTAAGAAATAAAATGTTAGAATTAATGGACGATAGAGGTTGTGGTGAGTGTGAAAAATGTGATAATGGTTTTGATTGTAAGCAGCATACTAAAAAAGTGAAAATTACATTTAAAAAAGCAGTTAAATGGGATAACTGGGGGAAGATGGTTACAGCATTTAGAAAAGGAGAAGTTGTAGAAGGCAGAGCTGTTATTGATGGAAATAAAGTGTACTGTGCATCTGCTAAATCAGAACTATGGGATGTGGAAGATTTTGTATGGACAGAATGTATTGAGAACATAGAAATTATTGATTAAAACTGCAATTAGTGGTATGTGCATAAATTGCATATACCACTAGAAAGGGGAAGGCGCATGAACAAAACATTTTATAATGCCAGTGGTTGTAAAGATACAACGGCGGGGAAGGCGATTGAGAAAGTTACAAAGGAAGAGAAGTTGATGTCTCAAAAAGCAAAAGATACAGTAAGTCTTTGCAAACATTTTATAGAATTAAAAGGATTTGAGTTGATTGGTACTATAAAAATACGAGACAGGAAAACAGGAAGAGAATATAGATAGCAGGAGGAATAGACATTGAAGAGTTATACTAAAATACCAAAGGACAGTTGGCGAATTGTGGAAACGGTGGTAATGCGCTATCCAGAGCAAAAGAAGGAGTATGAAGAAATGAAAGCACAGCTTCTGGAAGCGACTCCTTATAATGATGGACAACCTCGTTCTAATTTTCCTAGTAATCGAGTAGAGAATGCGATTGTTCAGTTGAGTAGTAATCGAATGTTGCGGATTGATAAGGAAAATAAGATTGTGGAAGCTGCGCTTGCAAGGCTTGATGAGGAACAGCAGAAAGTGATTAGAATAAGGTACTGGAATGAAACTGGAAAAGTTATTCCATATCTGAAAATTCGAAATGTGGCCATGAGTGAAGTAAGCATGAAACGAGCAGTTGGGAGATTTATGTTTTACATAGCAAGGAAACTCGGAGAAATTGATTAGAAAAAAATTGATACGATTTTGCATGTCAAGTGTGCTATAATGGGTACAGTGATAGATATGAGATATCAAAATCACATTTTTCTCCCAGATATATTTTTTTGAAAGACATCCAAAGGGGTGTCTTTTTTTGTAGTAAAATATAAGCTATAATAAAATAAAAATGTATTTGGAGGAAACTAAATGAGTAATTTTAAAGAAACAATGCAACAGATTGTACAACCAGCAATAGGACCAGTAATGGATATGGTGTCAGGCATAGCATTAGATGGTTTAGCTGGAACTTTAGTACCGGGGGCTGGTAATTTGATTTTAGCATATAAACAACAAAGAACAGAGAAAAATCTTGAAATTTTTATTTCAAAAATCGTAGAAAGACAAGACGAGTTTAATGAGAAACTAAATAAGTTGGATTTAGATAAGTTAGACTTGATAACCAAACATTATTTTGGTGTGGTAACAGATTATGTGCTTGATGTAAAACAAAAGGAGAAGATAAAATATATTGTAGATGGATATATTCATTTAGCAGATTTTGAAGAGCTAAAAGAAGATGTAGTTTTGATGTATTATGACACATTAGAAGAACTCAATATAATTGATATAGCTGTATTGAAGAGCCATACATATGAATATATTCATAATGAAGAAAATAATAAAATTTTGGATTCATTACTTCCTGGTCAACGACGTATGATATCAGAAAAATTGTATAGGATGGGTCTATTTGATAGTGAGAATTCTCAAAAAATGGATGATAATTTGAAGAATATTGTACAGTATTTGCAAGACATGGAAAAAGGAAAGAAGAATCCAAAATTGAATGTAAAGAAAGTCTGGGGAAGTGATAGTTATAAACTTACTTCTTATGGAAGAAGTTTTTTGGAATTCTTTTTAGAAGAATATAGAGAATAAATGTGAAAGAAAGAGCCATGTACTTACGTGGTTCTTTTTTTGGATCCTTAGCTCAGTAGGTTAGAGCATCCGGCTCATAACCGGACGGTCTTGGGTTCGAGTCCCAAAGGATCCATTCTGTCTTGTTTTTAATGGATTTTCGCAAGACAGACGAATCCTCCTTGTTTAATTATAGATAGTTTCCCTCTTAGCTCAGTGGTAGAGCAGACGTGCATTGCGTTGTGTCGATGGTTCGATCCCATCAGAGGGAATTTACAAAACAAACACAACACGAATGAGAGGTGATAGGGCTTGGCTAGGGCACCAAATGAGAAAGCCTTAGAGGCTGAGCGATTATATAAACAAGGCTTGAAACTGATTGATATATCGGGAAAACTTGGAGTTCCAGAAGGGACCATCCGGAGTTGGAAAAATCGATACAAATGGGATAATGATTCAAACGCAACGTTGCAGAAAAAGAAATGCAACGTTGCAAAAGGTAAAGGCGGTCAGCCCGGTAATAAAAATGCTTTAGGAAATAATGGTGGAGCACCAGAAGGTAATAAGAATGCTCTAGGTAACAAAGGTGGTTCTGCTCCAGAACAAAATAGGAATGCTGAAAAGTATGGTTTTTTTTCTAGGTATTTGCCAGAAGAAACCTTTTCTATTATCCAGGCAATTGATGAGAAAAATCCGTTGGATATTCTCTGGGAAAATATACAGCTTGCGTATGCAGCGATTATTCGTGCGCAACAGATTATGTATGTCAAAGATGTAGAGGATAAGACAATAGAGAAAATCGGAGAAAAGTTTGGAGAAAGTTCCGAGGAAACTAGATGGGAAGTACAACAGGCATGGGATAAACAAGCTAATTTCTTAAAGGCTCAGGCAAGAGCTCAGGCAGAACTCAGGTCCTTGATAAAGCAATATGATGAACTGCTACATAAGAACTGGGAGCTTGCCACAGAGGAACAGAAAGCACGAGTTGAAGTGCTAAAAGGAAAATTAACCAAGAATGATGATAAACCTATTAGAATTGAGTTTGTAAAGGCGAGTGATAAACATGGATGATATAAAGCAAATAGAATTCGCAATAAATGATCATTTTATGGACTTCATCGAAAATTGGGATTATAAGATGTATTTCCTAGTTGGTGGTTATGGTAGTTCTAAGAGTTACCATGTCGCTGTTAAGCTAATCAAAAAGCTATTGGTGGAAAAACGTAAGGCTCTTGTTGTAAGAGAGGTATATGACACAATTAGAGACTCCTGTTATGATCTTCTCATGGAAGTAGCCGAGGCGATGGGTGTATCAGATTATTTAGAATTTACATCAAGTCCTATGCGTGTACGTTTTGCAAATGGTAGTGTTATCATCTTCAAAGGAATGGATAAACCTGCGAAATTGAAATCCTTAAATGGTGTGTCTATTGTTTGGATAGAAGAATGTTCAGAGGTAAAATATGCAGGTTTTAAGGAGATTTTAGGACGTTTAAGACATCCAACTCTAAGCAATCATATTATTCTTTCTACTAATCCTGTAAGCAAAAGCAACTGGTGCTACAAGTATTTCTTTCAAGATGTTAGAGAGAAATTTTTCCGCCTTGATGACGAGGAGCTTTATCAGAAACGTATCATTATAAAGGACAATGTTTATTATCATCACAGCACAGTGGATGATAATTTTTTTGTGCCTATTTCTTATGTGGAACAGTTAGATGAGCTACAACAGCATGATCCAGACTTGTATAGAGTTGCTCGTAAAGGACGTTTTGGAGTAAATGGTAAACTTGTATTTCCACAGTTCGAGGTCGTGTCTTATGATAAAGGAATGGAACTTATACGTAAGATACGAAATCCGTTAAAAAGAGCAGGCATGGACTTTGGTTTTGTGGAATCCTACAATGCTTTGTTACGTTTAATCGTAGATAGAGAAGAGAAAATTCTGTATATCTATTGGGAATATTATTCTCGAAACAAAGATGATACAGAAATTGAAGAGGATATTAAAGAGTTTAAACAGACGCAGGAAACTATAAAGGCGGACTGTGCAGAGCCTAAGACAATCCGATATTTCCAAAAACAAGGCTTTCATATGCGAGCTTGCCGTAAGTTCCAAGGCTCTCGTGCAGCATACACCAAAAAAGTAAAGCGTTTTAAGAAAATTGTGTGTTTAGACAATTGTGTAAACACAATAGACGAGCTCAAAGACCTTACATTCCAAGTAGATAAAGACGGTAATACGATAGAAGATGAGTTCAATCGAGATCCGCATACACTTAGTGCTATTTGGTATGCATTAGATGATTATGAGGTACAGGATCTAAAAGGCTCTGGAATTATAAGGAGAATATAATGTGTAGGCATGAGATGATAAAAGTAAATGATATAAAAGTTTGTAAGAAATGTGGGCTTACTGTTTTAAAAGACGGTAGGCTCTTTTTTGATAAACAATTTGTAAGGCAAATGCAAAGAAAGAAGGTGAAGAAAAATGCGTGATATATCTTGTGATTATCCGGACTATTCTGCCGAACTAGCAAAGTTAAAGGAGACAGGAAGCATAACAGACCAAGGTCCCGATTTATCGTTACTTAATCGTATTATTAGTAGGCATATTCGCAATGCGGATCATATGCGTCAGCTTTATGGTAGGTACAAAATAGAGGAGAATAATGTTCCGATCTTCCAACGTATTCCTCGTTTTAAAGATGAAGGTAATAATGATGAGATAAATAATCAAATTAATAACGATTTCTTTAGCGAGATTGTGGATGTGAAAGTGGGATATTTCGCTGGAAAGCCTGCCAATTATACATATGGTACAGATTATCAGTCTGCTGAAGAAACAGGCGGAGAAACAGCCGTAGAAGAGGCACAGAAATGTCTTTCAGACTTTGTTAAACGTAATAATATGTTTAATATCGACATGGAAACAACAAAGTTTGCGAGTATTTGCGGATATGCTGGACGATTATTCTATATAGATGGGAATGGAGATATAAGAGTTATGGTTGTTCCTCCATATGAAACGATTATCTTATATTCTACAGAGATGATGGAGCCGGAATTTGCTATTAGATATTATAAGTATTTAGACTTGAATGATTCTATATCCTATAAAGTAGAATTCTATGACTCTAAAAATATCTATTACTATGAAGGACAGCTTAATGCTTTTCGTTTTACTAGAAGAGAATTACACCTATTTGACTATTGTCCTCTCCAAGGAGTTCCGAATAATTTGGAGCTTATGGGAGATGCAGAAAAGGTCCTCTCTATTATAGATGACTATGATGGGGCTTATTCTGACAACAGTAATGATATTGAGAGTTTTGCAAATGCCTATATGGTGTTTAATAACTGTCGTTTATCCGAAGATAGTGGGGATTTTACAAGAAGTGGTGTTATTGAAGTTGAGCCGGATGATCCAAACCAAGCCTACAATGTAACTTACTTAACAAAGAACATCGATGGATCTTTTGTACAAAACCATCTTGACAGGGCAGAGGACAATATCTACCGTTTTTCTAAGACTCCTAACCTAAACGATCCAGAGTTTAATGCTGCATCTGGAATTGCCCTAAAAATTAAAATGACAGGACTAGAGACAAAAGCTGGAGCATTCGAGGCGAAACAACTTGGAGCTGCTACTTATATGTTTAAGTTAATTGCTAGTGCAGTTAGTAAGCGTAAAGTTCCCTTCGATCCTTTACAGTGTTCTGTTCAGTACAATCGAAACTTCCCGACAGATTTTGTGGGAGATGCACAGGCAGTACAAGCATTAATAGCCGCAGGACTTCCTAAGCAAATAGCTTTCAAAGCGCTTTCTTTTGTTAATGATATCGATTATGTAATGCGCTTAATCGAAGAGGAACAAGATGGAATTCCGGCCTTAGAAGATGAGGAAGACATCGAGGAGACCGGAACAGGGGAAGAGATGGACGTTCAAGAGCAAGAAGGTGAGATAAATGAATGATCTAACAGACTTGGAGAAATTGCTTATCCAAGTACGCAGAATAGAAGAACACCGAGAAAAAGGCTATGAAAAGAAAATCCGAACAGTATATCAAAGGCTACTAAAAGATTTACGTTACTTTTTGTCGGACGTTTATTCACAGTATGCCGAAGAGGATAAGTTAAATATTGCTATATTACAACAACATGGAGAGTATGCACGTTTCTTAGAAGAGGCGGAGCAACGTGTGAGCAGTATTAGTACAGAGACCAAGAGGCTGATGAAGAGTACAGTAGAACAAGCATATGAGACAATCTATAACGGCATGATTAGCTGTGTACAAAAAGCGACAGAAGGTATTACAGAGCTTACAGGCTTAGCGAACTGTACTCCAGAGGTTTTAAAACGAGCCATGGAAAATCCAATTTCAGGACTCACTTTAAATGATACATTGGAAAAGAAGCGTAAAGAAATCATCTATGACATAAAAAAAGAGCTGAACATTGGATTAATGAATGGAGATAGATTTAGTACAATGGCCAAACGTATGAAAACTACCTTAGATGGTGATTACAAGAAGTCTATTCGAATCGTTAGAACAGAAACACATAGAGTCAGAGAAGCTGGAAATCATGATGCTGCCGAAGAAGTTAATAAAGTTATGGAAGATAGCAAGATTGAGATGGTAAAAACTTGGAGAACCATGAAAGACGAGCGAGTGCGACCAGCAAAAGCTAAAGGGAAGAATAAGAAGTACAACCATAAGAAAATGGAAGGGGTAACTATTCCAGTAGATGAGTTTTTTATTCTTCCAAGTGGTGCAAAGACAAAAGCACCAGGACAAAGTGGAGTTGCTGGAGAGGATATAAATTGTCGCTGTTATCTTTCATATGGTATTAGAGAAAAAGGAGGAAAAGATGAAAGTTAATGTATTAGGTAGTGAATATACAGTAGAGTTTAAGAAACTGGATGAAGATTCTTTATTAAAAACAAGAGATGGGTATTGTGATCATTCGGTTAGAAAGATTGTTGTGTGTGAGTTTGAGAGAGAAGAAGATTCCATTGAAGATTTGGAGAAATATAAGAATGATGTTCTTCGTCATGAATTAGTACATGCTTTTTTAACAGAAAGTGGATTACAAACACAGAGTTGGGCGGATAATGAAGAAATGGTTGATTGGATCGCTCTACAGTTCCCGAAGATGATGAAAGCATTCCAAGAGAGTGAATGTTTATAGGAGGTACTTATAGTATCTCTTTTTTCTTGCCCGAAATGGCGTAAAACTAAGTAACTGGTTGGATTTTGTGGGGTTATTTAGTGCAACTCTTGGAATGTGGGGCAGTAAATAGCAACTCGAAAGGAGAACAAGAATGAATTTAAAGAAATTAAAAGACTTACTCGCAAAAGGGTTAATTACCCAAGAAGAGTACGATGAAATGGCAAAGCATATTGATGATAGCGGAAGTAACGAACCTCCTGAACCAGGAAGCGATCCAGAAGATAAGGACAAAAATAAAAAGAGAAAAATTCCAGACGATGAGGATGAGTTCAAAGAATGGATGGATAAGATGATCCAGTCTGCTGTAGACAGAGCAACAAATAAGCTCGGAAACGAGAATAAGACATTAAGAGACAAGCTAAAAGAGGAACGTAAGAAAAACCTTACTGCTGAAGAATTAAAAGCTGCGGAAATGAAAGAGAAAGAGGAAGAACTCCAAGAACGTGAGAGGACTATAAAAGAGAATGAAAACCGTATGTATGCGATGAAAGCTCTTAGAAAAATAGGACTCGATGATGGTGGAGAAGATGCTCTTTCTTTAGTTGACTTTGTTATGGGAGAAGATGAGGTGGCAATTGATAGCCGAGTGAAATCTTTAAAAACAGCAATTGACAAACGTGTAAAAGCTGAAGTTGATAAAGTCTTTGGAGAAAATGGAAGAAATCCAAGTAAAGGCAATGCAGGTGCTGGTGGAGATAACCCTTGGAGCAAGGCGACATTTAATCTTACAAAGCAAATGGAAATTGAACTTAAAAACCCAGAACTAGCTAAATCTTTAAAAGCTAGTGCAATTTAAAAGGAGATGAACATACATGGCAATTACAACAATTGCAGATTTACAGGTAGTACCTAGTAAGTTTGCAGATTACATTTTAGAAAGAACAACAGAGAAATCAAGATTAGTACGGAGTGGAATTGTAACATCTGATCCACAAGTTTCTCAGATTATCACAGGAACTCCTAAAGGTGGAAATATTATTACACTTCCATTTTATAAACCACTGACCGGAGAGGATGAAGTGTTTGGAGAAGAAGAGATTGAGGTTGACAACATTGCAACTGACAATGAAGTAGCAACTTTGCTTATCCGTCAAAAAGCATGGGGAGATACCGATCTTTCAAGAGTGTTTGGTGGAACAGACCCACTTTCTGCAATTGCAGAATTAGCTTCTGACTGGTGGAATACAAGAGAACAGGCAGTTATGTTATCTGTTCTTAAAGGAATCACAGCTACAAATGGAGCATTAAAAAGCCACATCCTTGATGTTAGTGCTGCGAGTGGAACAGATTGTATTATTGATGTAGATAATACATTAGATGCAAAACAGTTGATGGGCGATGCTTATGATAAATTGGGTATGGTATTTATGCACAGTGCTACTTATACACAGTTACAAAAGCAACAGAATATCGAAACAGAATATGATGCTACTTTACAGATTAAGATTGATTATTATCTTGGATATGAGGTAGTAGTGGATGATGGTATGCCTTATGATAGCAGCACTAAGACATATACCACTTACTTTTTAGGAAAAGGCGCGTTTGCTCGTGATGATGGGATGCCACAACATTTAGTTGGTCTTGAAACAGATAGAAATAAACGTAAAGCAGAAAATATTTTAATTAATAGAAGAGCTTTAATTATACATCCTCGAGGATGTTCTTGGAAAGCGGATGCAGCCCTAAAAGATAATAAAAAATATGCTTCTAATGAAGATTTAGAAAAAGCAGCTAACTGGAGCTTAAAGAAACATCATAAGAATGTACCTATTGTAGCATTGAAACATAAGATCGAAGCGAATACTTCTGCTCCAGGAGTAGGAGGCTGATTGAATGACATTGGAAGAATTGCAACAGTTAGAGTTACCGATTAAAGCAAATTCTAAGACATTGCTTTACATAAATAGTGCATTGGAATGGATAGAAGAGCATACAACAATAGAATTTGATAAAGATAGTATCGAATCTGTGCAAGCTCTTCCAGCGAGTGCAAAGCTTTTTCTTGTGAAATGTACGGAGATTCTATCTAAGAACGAGGATGTAACAAGTGAGAGCATTGCAGGAATGTCCAAGTCTTATAGTGGAAAAAGTACAGAAACTCTTATGCTTAACAATGCAAAGCAATTACTTAGGAAATACCTAAAACCGAATGTAAAATACCACCCTTGCAAAAAGCGCTGGAGGTGAGCATGTGGGAGTTAAAGTAACAATTAAGACAGATAAGCTAAAGAGTATGCAAAAGGCAACAGAAAAGCTAAAAGGAAAGACTGTGGAAGTTGGCATTTTTGGTGGAGAAGAGGCTTGGCTTGCAGGCATTCATGAATATGGCTGTAATATCAAGGTGACACCTAAAATGCGTGCTTATTTGCATACACAAGGTTTACACTTAAAAGAATCTACTCAATACATAAAAATCCCTGAAAGAGCTTTTATTCGAAATGGATATGATCAAAATATTGATGAAGTCGAGAAAATGATTGATCAAATAATAGGTCTTGTTTTAGAAGATAAGATGGATTCCGATGATTTTTTAAAAACGATTGGACTGTTATTATCTAGTAAGATTAAAGATTATGCTGTAGAACTAAAAATTCCTCCAAATCACGAATTTACGATAGAAAGGAAAGGTAGTTCTAATCCGCTGGTTGACACTGGAGACATGATTGGAGCAATTACCTATCGAGTGACATGATGTTTGATTTTACAGACCTTATCGAGAAATACAGTGTTCCTTATACGCTAATTATTCCAGGAGAGAATGGTGGGTTCGTAGATGGTTATTACCAAGAAGCAACTGCTACTAGAAGAGAGATGGAAGGTGCTATTGTGCCATATAAGGAAAGCCGCATTTACCAAAGCGGAGGTTCTCTAACAAATGAAGATAGAGAGCTTTATTCCAGCGAAAAGCTGGAATTTGAAAAGAACCTTTATGTAGAGCACAGTGGAAAGACATATAAAGTCGATACAGAGGCAGATTATGGCGATTATGCAGATGTCTATGTATATGGGCTAAAAAGAGTGAGTGTACATGATAGATCAAAAGCAAGTGAATAAGCTAATAATAAATGGATTAAAAGGATATTGTGGTTGTGAGGTAGTGTTTGCGAATACAAATGCTACAATGCCACCATATCCTTTTATTTCGTGTACAATTACCACGCCTTCTGCCGGAAATCCTGGAACCTATTGCGTAGATGGAGACATGCACTACAAAGAGGTGGAGCAGATTTGGAGCATAACAGCGCAAAGTGATAACGATTTAGAAGCATTAGAGATTATCTATAAAGCAAGGGATTATTTAGAAAATATAGGGATTTTAGAACTATCGGAGAGTGGGATTATTCCTAGTTCTCTAACAGGAATAACGAATCGAGATAGTATTTTAACATATGGGTACGAGTACCGAAAAGGATTCGATACCACCTTTAACTTATTGAATAAATTGGAGAAGCCAATAACAGAAATAATAGAGAAATTTGAAATACAGGAGGTAACGCATGACAAAGAATTATGACGTTGAGGTGAATATTACACAACAGACCGTGGTTACGGATAACAGCGGATTCGGAACGCCTCTAATTTTTGCCGGAAAAGAATCTAAAGCTGTACCTTATAAAGAATGTACCAAGTTAGAAGACGTTAAAACAGCAGGGTTCACCGAAGAAACCAAGGTTTATAAAGCGGCTAAACTTTTATTTATGCAAGATGATGCGCCGAATAAAATCGCGGTGTGTGCTAGTACAGAGACAGCGGTTACAGCATTAAGCACTCTTATGAATCAAGCATGGAGACAGTTGATAGTTGTATCTCTTTCAGCAGAAGGAGAAAGCACTTTAAAAGAGATTGCAGATTATATCGAAACAACAGATAGAATGCTTTTTACAACTGTAGCAAGTACAGGAGAATTATCTGGACTAACAGGGTTAGACAGAACTTATGCTTTTGTATATAGTGGTACAACAGAATTTCCAGAAGCAGCACTTGTTGGAGCAACAGCTGGATTAAATGCTGGATCATTTACTTATAAAAACATGGTTTTACAAGGTGTTGAACCAGAAGAAATGGAATCAACACAATTAGAATTGATTCATAAGGCGCATGGAAACGCAATTTTAAAAAAAGCTGGAGATGTAGTTCCATCGGAAGGGAAATCTGTAAGCGGACAGTATACAGATATTATAGATTCTAAGGATTACATTATTAGCAGAATTCAATACAAAGAACAAAAGTTGTTTAATGACAATCCTAAAATTCCATATTCAAACGCAGGTATTGCTATGATGGAAAATGAAGTGATAAATGTTCTATTAGAAGCTGGTGGAATGGGAATTATATCCAGTGATGATGACGGAAATTATACATATTCAACAAATTTCCCACAGCGTTCAGAGGTTTCTGAGCAGGATAGGACGGACAGGGTATACAAAGACGGAAGATTTAGTTTCGAAATTCTTGGTGCTGTACATAATGTAACGGTAAATGGAGTTTTAACAGTATAGGAGGGTAAGAAATGAATGTAACTAGATATAATGCTAAAGACTGCGTTATTACTGTAAATGGGACATATATTACAGGACTTGGAGAAAGTATGGTCGAAGGAGAAAAAGACGAGGATTTCTTCGAGGATTCCACAGGTGCTCAAGGAGATATTGTGGTAAATGAGATAAATGATACGAAAGGTACCATCACATTAACAGTACAGCAAACTTGTCCACAACGAAAAATGTTAATGCAATTAGCAACTTCGAACAAAGAGTTTCCGTTTTGGGCAGTTAACAAGTCATTAGGAACAAGAATGGGTGGTAGTAAATGTCGTATCATTTCTATGCCAGCATTTAAGCAAGGAAAGAGTGCCGAAGATTTAGAAATTAAAATTAGAGCTTTTGATTATACAGTACAGTAAAAAGGAGATTTAAAGATGAAATTTTATTCAGTAAGAAAAACAATCAATGGTAAAGATTATGTAGCACAATTTAATGGGATTTCCACAGCTTTACGCTGCACAGATGAAACATATATTGATGGTACAAGTACAACTTCTACAGAGAAGTTGGCAAAATTCGTCTTTGAGAATGTAATTGTTGAGCCTGTAGGACTTACAGCAGATGATTTCGATACAGTAGATGAATTTAAGGATGTATTAAAGTTCGGGCAAGAGGTCATGAACGGAAAATTTCGAAACCAAGCTGACGAAAAGCCAGATACGGCAAAGAGCGGAAAGTAATTATTCTTTGTGGCGCTTAGTATTTGATGGTGGAATGGATTACAATACGGTATTTAATCAAATGACTCCTCTTGAAATTTCTGTGGCTAATTCGGCACTGGATATCTATATTGAAAAAATCAACTCCAAAAATAAAGGATGAGCAGGCAAGGGAACTTGTCTGCTTTTTAGATCGAAAGGGGGCAGATGATTGGCTGGAAATGCAATAAGAGAAGAATTAGTGCAAATACAATTTGATGTTGAAAACAATCCATTTTCAGATATCATGTCAGATATTAATCGGTTTGAAAATACGATAAGTGCAGTAATATCAAGCGGAGAGAGTGAGTTTAGAGATTTATCAAATGCCGTAAATAGTGTACAGTCAGAATTCTCAGATTTAACTAGTGAAACAAGAGAAGTAAGAGAGGCAATCGGTGATATACAAGCTGAGAATCTTACAGATGTATCGAGAGAAGTAAGAGATTTAGCAGAAAATTTGTCTGATACTGCTAGTGAAGTTAATGGTGTTTCTGAATCGGTAGAGTCGATACGACCTAATGGATTTAGAGGTTTAGTCCAGAACGCTATGGCATTGGGTAAATCTAAAATAAGTGGATTTAAAGATAATATAAAGGAACTTGCAAAAACAAAAGTTGAACAACTTACAAATAAGTTAAAAGAAACTATAGGTTCATCGAAGAATTTGACCTCCGTAATGCTTAAACTTGGAGCTATAGGTTTTAAAAAGACGCTAAGTGGTGTTGGAAAGATAACAAAAGAAACCGCTAAATTATCTTTAAGTGTTGGAAAAGTGATGACAAAAGGACTTGTTGTTGCAAGTACAGGGGTAGCTGTCACGGCCGCAGGAATGTTTGGAACTGTAGCAAAAGAGGCGACAGACTTTAAGCAGTCTTTAAACTCTGTGCTTGCTCAAACAGGATACAACAAGGCTGATTACGGACAAGAATTTTCTTCTATCATTTCTAACATTTACAGAGATAATAAAGGAGAAGATTACTCAGATATAGCTAACAGTTTAGCGACTGTGGCTAACATGACAGGTGAAACTGGAAAAGGACTTGAAAATATAACGAGTAACGCTCTTTTGATGAGAGATACATTTGAGTTTGAAGTTACTGAAAGTACCAGAACGGCACAAATGATGATGAAGCAGTTCGGAATAAGTGCGGATGAGGCATATAGTCTTATGGCACAAGGTGCACAATACGGTCTTAACCAAAATGACAACTTACTTGATTCTATGAACGAATATGCTGTGCATTTTAAGCAACTCGGATTCGATGCAACCGAGATGATGAATATGTTCGCTAATGGTGCGGCAGAGGGTGTATTTGACGTCGATAAGTTAGGTGATGCTGTAAAAGAGTTTGGCATCCGGGCAAAAGACGAATCCAATACTACTTTAGAAGCCTATAAGATGTTAGGATTAGATGCTAAACAGCTTACAAAAGATTTCGCTAAAGGTGGCGAGAGTGGAAAAAAAGCCTTCCAAGAAGTGACATCTGCACTTGCGAAAATGGATGATCCAGTTAAACAAAATTTAGCTGGGGTCAATCTCTTCGGTACAATGTGGGAAGATGTTGGAGCGAAAGGAATTCTTGCAATGTCCAAGATGACAGGACAAATACAAGGTGGAACTGATGCTCTGAAACAACTGAATGAGATTAAGTATGATGATCTTGGAAGTGCCATGCAAGGTATAGGTCGAACTATAAAAAATGGTATGCTTTTACCTATTGGCAACCAGTTATTACCTCTCTTGAACACAGGGGCTAACAAATTACAAAAATTTGCAGATGAGATCGCTGGCATATTTGATGATGGTTTCCAATCAGGAGATGAATTAAAAATAGCAGAGATTATCTCTCAAATGCTCGATGAAGCAACAAAGACAATTTCTACTGGACTTCCTAAAATTATAGATTTTGTTGTTCCGATTCTCGGGAATTTAGCAACTTCTATCGCTAGTATGCTACCTAGTGTGTTGCCAGTCATCGTCAATGGCGCGATACAACTTATCTATTCGTTGATAGATACTGTATTGGCAAATACGGATAGTTTGGCAAGTGTGGGTGTGCAAATAATTAACTCATTGATGGAATACTGGACCACAGCTATACCTAAAGTAATTATGGGTGGCATACAGCTTGTAATTGCTTTGGCACAGGGGATTGCGAATGAAATTCCGAGACTCACACAACAAGCAGTTATGGCTATTGCAACACTTGTACAAGGCTTACTTAGTCAGGCACCGCAACTTATTTCTACAGCTTTATTATTGTTACAAAATCTTGTACAAGGATTGTTAGGTGTGATACCACAATTAATTCCGGTTGGTATACAGATTATACTATCTTTAATAAATGGTATTACACAGGCAATTCCACAGATAATCAATACAATAGTTGGACTAATACCACAGATAGTTGTAACGCTTATACAAAGTTTGCCACAGATTATCCAAGGTGGTATAGAAATCATTATTGCTCTTGCCGGTGGAATTTTAAAAGGGATCGTACATCTAATCGCAGTTATTCCTCAAGTTGTAGTAGCAATCATAAAAGGATTAATGAGTACGGATTGGATACAGGTTGGAAAAGACTTAATCAAAGGTGTCGGAAAAGGTCTCTTAAATGGAGCTAAAAATCTTATTTTTGGCGGAAAAGAAGCTGGAAAAGATGCCACAGACGGCGTAGTATCCGGAATCACAGAAAGCACAACACAAGTACAGAGTTCTGGACAAACACTTGCAAATAGTTTTACATCCGGAATTGATTCTAGTAGTTATCTAGCGCAAAGTTCCGGACAAAATTTAGCGAATGCTACCACATTAGGTTTACAAACAAGTACAGCTAATTCAACACAACTAGGTACACAGATGGTAAACAATTTTGCAACAGGTGTACAAAGTAGTTCGGCGAATGCAGTTGGAGCTGTAAATACTTTATCAAATCAATTGCAAACAGCTGGAAATACAGAAGTAAATCTTAAAGTCAATGCAGATACTAAAAGTATTAATAATGTTACAAACAGTCTAAAAGGTTTAGTTAAAGTGGCAAATAGTGCAGGCAAACAATTTTCAACTATACTTGCACAAAACTTCAGTTTAGCATCTAAGTCCGCAAAAACTAGCACGACTCAATTAACATCATCATTTACAATCGGTATGACCAAAATTTTGTTTTTAACTAAAACAACAGCATCTGGAATTAAAAATAGTTTCTCTAGTTTGAATTTATATAGCTCTGGTGTAAATATTATGGACGGTTTACTAAACGGTATCAATGCCAAACGCGGTGTGATAATGTCCACAGCACAAAGTATAGCTAGAGAGATTTCTACAACGATTAATACTGAATTAGATATTCATAGCCCATCTAGAAAAATGGTATGGAGCGGTAACATGGTTGGAGCCGGAATGGTTAAAGGGATTCAACAATCTACTCCAGATGTTTATAAATCTGCTAACGACATGGTAAATGCGACCGTGGAAGGAGCTGAACCAGTAGCAAATAATTATTCCACAACTACACGAACTCAAAACAGCAATACAACCTATTACCAGCCTAATTACACGATACAAGTGCAAGGTAGTCCGGATAAGGCATCGCTTTACAAAATTAAGAGAATTGTAAAAGAGACATTACAGGAATCTTATGAAAGCATAGGACGTAAAAAAAATCCAGTTACAGCACTTTAGGAGGTACATATGGCATTATTAAACAATAAATATATCTGGGTGGAAACTGAGAGCGTGGATAGAAGTATTGAAACAAGCGATCATCCAGTAGAAAAAGGAGTACAGCTTACGGATAATGTCAAGCGTTCTCCCATTACACTATCTTTAAAAGGTGCGATTGTTGGTGAAAATGCAAAAAAGACACTAGATTATCTAGTGTCTTGCATGAACAAAGGTAGACCTGTGAAATATAGTGGAGTAAATAAGTTTACTCGCACAATGATTATCGAGAGCATTAATACCGATAATACTTATAAAATTATGGGTGGATATTCTGTTGATATAAAAATCCGAGAAATACGGATAGCACAAAATAATTACAAGAAAAAAACAAAATCTAAAACGAATAGCAAAACAAAAAACGGCACAAAGCAAGTAAAACAAAATACAAAAGGTGCAGTTTATCATATTGTAAAAAAAGGAGAGAATGCATCCACGATCGCAAAGAAATATAAATCGCTTGGATGCACACTCTCTTTTATTATAAAAAACAATAATAATACAAAAGTTTTAGGTAAAAAAGGAGACTGGAAAACACTTAAAACAGGCGCAAAAATTCTAGTTGGATACAGAAAGTGAGAAGTATGAGAGACAGAATAGAAATTGAAAAAGATCAAATTCCATATACGTTCGATATTCTATTAGCTGATGAAGAGTTTGAGATTGGTATTTTTTATAATCAACGAGCGGATTTATTTTCTGTAGAATTGATAAAAAATGAAGAAACGCTTTGTTATGAACCTATTATATATGGAGTTCCTTTGTTTCAAGATATTTTTCAAGAGGATTTTCCGGCATTACAGATAGTTCCTTTAGATGAAGCTGGAATAGAGAATGAAGTTACCTACAATAATTTTAATGAAACTGTATTTTTAACAATAGAAAACGGGGATGATTAGATATGGCGAAAAAAAAACGGTATTCTACATATAAAGAAGCTCCAAAGTTAAAGAAAAAACGATATTCTCATGTTGTTAAAACAGCAAAAAACACAAAATTAAAGTTAGAGCAAAAATTTGACGGATTATTTGGGCATGTTGCAACAATAAAAACCGGAGATGTAACAATAAAAAACTCGGAGTTGGATTTTACATTTACAGTACCATTTGATGATGATCCAGAGGCAAACGAGGCAGAGATAGAAATTTATAACTTATCACAAGCTACAATTGCAAAAATTAAAAAGGGCAATAAGATAACGATTACAGCAGGATATGAAGGCGACACTGGAATTATCTTTAGTGGCTATATATCTAGTCGTAAAACAAAGAGAGAAGGCGTTGACAAAATAACCACTATTTGTGCACTAGATAGTGAGGACAGAAAAGAACACAAGATAAAGAAAATTTCTTTCAAGAAAGGAACAAAGGCGAGTTATATCTTAAAAACACTTATTAATAAAGTCGGTATGCCTGTTGCTGTTTTCAGCATAAAAAAAGATAAGATTTACAAAGACGCTGTCACAGTTGAAGGTAATTTGATGGAAAATATAAAGAATTACGCGATTGTATGCGGTGTATCGGTTTATATCAATAAAGGTAAGTTATATTGTCGTTCTTTAAAAGAAGGGGATAATACGAAGTTTACATTGTCAGAATCTACAGGTCTAATTGATATTGAAGATTACGAAGAAGAATTGAGTTTTGACAGTGTCAAACAAACAGTCAAAGGTTATAAGATCACTCTGCTTATGCAGCATCGAATTACAACAGCCGGAATTGTTAGTGTAAAATCCCAAAATGTAAGTGGAAAATTTAGAGTTCGAAGCGGTCAACATACTTATGATACAAACGATATGTTGACTGAAATAACTGTATATTAGGAGGTTTTTATGAGCCAATTAGGAGTTATTGAACAAATTATACAGAGTGAAATTTTAAACATTCGAACTGCTTTCGTGGCCAAAGTTATAAGAGTGGATGAAAGAACAGCAGATGTACAGCCATTACAGATGTTCAGGCAGACAGATGGAACTTACGAAAGAAACCCTATTTTATTAGGTGTTCCGATTTTACAACATGTCTGTAAATTTAAAGAAGAAATGGTTACAGATAGTCAAGGAGGGATGCATAAGCAATTCAAAGTTATTCCTGTGGAAGTTGGAGATGTTGTGTTTGGTGTTTGTACAGATAGAGACTTAGGATACACAACAGAGGGAAAATTTGATAAGCCTACAAGACACCATTCCATCTCAGATGCTGTTATTGTGGGTCTATTTTAGAGGACAAACAAATGAAAGATTTAATGATTAAAAATGGCGATTTAGTGCTAAGTAATGGCGATATTGGTATGGTATCAGATAAAGCTCTTCTAGCACAGAAGGTTGAACTCTTACTCTCTACAATGCAAGGGGAGTGGTTCCTCAACGAAGAAGAGGGTATAAATAGAGAGTTGCTCTTTGTAAAAGAAAATAGATTGGATGAAGATATGCTTCAAGATGCAGTATATCAGGTTCTTATGCAAGTGGATGATACCTTTGAAATGGATGAGTTTAATGCTAGTTATGTAGACAGAAATTTAACTATTAATTTTAAAGCACATAACGAAAATGAGTATATCCAGATTAACTACGAGGGAGGATGATAAGATGCTTGATGAAAATGGATACCATCGACCTACCTATGAAGAACTTTTAGAAAAATATAGTGAAAGAGCTAGATTGCTCTTCGGAGAGGATATCGATTTAACAGAGACGTCTACATTTGGGAAACTAGTACGGGAATGGGCTTATAATGATGCAGATGTTTACGAGGATATAGAAAATGTATATTATTCTGCGTTTCCACACAGCGCAAGAGGGCAGAGTTTGGATAGGCTTCTTCCTTTTGCTGGTATATACCGCAATCCGGCTACTTATGTAAGAAGAAAGATACGAATTACTGGAGAAGTTGGATATGAAATCGAAGCAGGAACGGTTGTAATAAGTGGAGACTTAAATTTCGATATCGAAGAGGAGTGCGTAATCGGAAATGAAGGTACAGTAGAGGTTATTTGTGTATGTGAAGAGAGTGGAATTATAGGTAATACTGTCACAATCGACTCTGTACAAGAACAGGTCCCAGAAATAGAAACGGTAGAAGATTTAGGAGTTGTAGAGATTGGAAAAGAAGTGGAAACGGATCCAGTAGTGCGTATCCGATTCGATGATTCTATCTCTGGAGGAGGTTCTGGAAACTACGATGCAATAAGGGCAAGTATTATGCGCGTGGAACACGTAACTGGGGCTTATGTAATTGCGAACGAAACAGATATAAAGGTAGATGACTTACCACCACGAAGTTTTAAATGTTATGTACTTGCTCCAGAAAGTCAGGACCAGTTGATTGCAGAAGCAATTTTTGACAAAAAACCTGTAGGAATTCCATGTGTTGGAGATGTAGAAGTTACAGTGCTCGATGAAGGAGGATTGGAACATATCGTTAGATTTTCTCGATCAAGCGAAGTACGAATTTATGCTCAGATACATATTGTTACAAATGCTTATTTTGAAACGGATGGAATTGAACAGATAAAACAAAATTTAAGCGAATATATGTATGCACTTTCCAATGGTGATACAGTTGTCTTGTCCAAAATGTATAAATACATCGATAGCGTTGCTGGTGTAGTAGATACAGTTTCTCTTAAATTATCGAAAGATGGTCTACTATTTAATGCGACAAATATTAGCATACAGCCTTATGAAATTGCTAGATTAGCATTGGAAGATATTGAGGTGATTATTGATGGAACATGAAATTAGATATCTTCCTGACGCGTATCGTAAAGATAGTAATGGAGTATTGTATAAGCTCTTGCAATTAAGAAAAATGGCAAGAGATGATATTGAAAAAGATATAAGAGATGTTGAAGAAAGTAGGGATTTAAACAAAGCATACGGAAAAACACTTGATGAATATGGAAAGATGATAAAACAAAAGAGAGGACTTTTAAACGATACACAATATCGATATATGCTTTTTGCTAAAATCGGACAAAATATTGTGAAGAGTGATTATAAGTCTCTAATGAGAGTTATTATCCAGATGTTTAATGCAAAACAGGGAGACATATCCATGGATGATCTTGTAATGACTGAAACAGAACAGCCGTGTGTTTTGAGGTTATCTAAATTCCCAGTACAAGTCCTGATTGATGCCGGATTTTCCAGTAGACAAGCAGTTCAGATGATAGAAATGCTACTACCTATTTGTGTAACCCTGTCCGCTGACAATTTCGAAGGAACTTTTGAATTTGCGGATTCCTCGGATGAGTATGACGAAATAGCAGGTTTTGCTAATATAGAGCAGACGATAGGCGGTTATTTTGGATTGTTATTAGGAGAGGACGACAAAATCCCAGTTTTACCAATAGGATAAGGAGGTGTAAGATGGAATTTAATAACAAGCCACCAGAATGGCAAAATGAAGGAATTGAGCCATCTACAGAACTAAAGAAACAAGGGTTTATTGCTGGGTATAAACCACCAGCAAGTTATTTTAACTGGTTTTGGAACAAAACTGGAGTATGCATAAAGGAATTGCAAGATAAGCTTAAAGGGATAACAAAAGCAGATGTAGGGCTTGATAAAGTGGAGAATAAAACTGTTATTGAAATTATTAGCGAAATCCCAGAAGCTACACAGGAAGAAGCAGGGCTTATGTCTACACAGGACAAAGCTAAGTTAGATAATATAGGTGATTTTAATATTATCCAAAAGTCCTTAACCATTCCAAACACAGGCTGGATTACGGAGGTAAATGGACCATATACCCAGAAGTTGGTCTTAGTAGTAGAAGGTATTACAGTTAACACTATCGTAAACGTTGCAATTGCACTAGCATCGGAAGAAATAGCACAAGATTGCGGCTTGTCCTCTACAAACGAAAGTGGAGAAGGGACAATAACCTTTTATGCGGAATCTGTGCCAAGTGCTGCAATACAAGCGACTTACTATGTCTTAGAAGGAGGTGGAGAGATTGGCTAAAGGTAACGTTAGCTATAAAAATGGACAAAACTTAGAGCCTATTGCACAAGCGATTACCTCCATGGGGCAGAGTGCCAATAAGAAGGACAAACCCGATGTGCTTGCTAATAAAATAAAGGCTATTAGTACCGATGCCACAGGCGTAGAATCAGAAATGTTGGCTGGAAAGACCTTTTATGCAGGTGGAAATAAGAAGACAGGCTCTATGGCTAATAGAGGAGCGTGGACAGGAAGAATAGGAGTCAATGGGAAAGTTACAATTCCGGAGGGATATCATAACGGACAAGGTTATGTAGATCAATCCATTACTGTAAAAGGTTCTATTACGCCAGCTATTAGTGTAACAGGGAATAATCCAATGTATGTAAGAATCCCACAGGGTGCATATTTTACAAATGCTAGTAGTGGGTATCCAGAGACAAGCATAACTCTTGCGCAGTTACGAGGAGCTGGAATGGCACTACAATCTGAACTTACAGCTATGACTACAGATAGAGATAACTGGAAGAATGTTGCGAATAGTAAATTAAGTTGTCAAGTGGTAAGTGGTCAATTAAATTCTGCATTGACGCACAGTCTTGGTAAAACTCCTGCATATGCATTTGCTCTTATACCAAATCCAGGAAGTTCAATGGGATATAGTTATATGAAAAACTTTTTTGTTAGTCTTGGAACAAAAGCCGAATATTATGGAGGGAATACAAGTTATAAAGTAAATGCTTACATTACAGTAACCGATAATACTGTTGAAGTAACAGCTACAAATCTTAGTGGTGATACAACAGTCTATTTATTTGGATAGAAAGGAAAACAAAATGAAACAATTATATTTTTTCGACACAGATGGCAATATTTATTTTTCTACTCCATACGTGGAAGGTTATAACACTATGGGAATAGAAGTACCCGAAGGGAAAAGACTTATTAGTATCGACATTACACAAGATCCGCCAGTACCAATCTTAGAAGATTTACCAGTAGATGAAACTCAAGAAAGATTGACTGCACTCGAAATGGCAGTTGCGGATATGTTAGGAGGAATGTAAAATGCCAGAATGGAAATTAACAATCTTTACAAATGCATATAAGACCAGATTAAAGAATGGAGAAGAATTAGAAGAAATCGATACAAGCTATCCAAAATTAACAGAGGATGAGCTTGCAGAGATACATAAAAATTTAGAAGAATAGGAGGAAAACCGCATGAATACTGGAAAAATTCGGGGGGGGTAGAAAATACCCTCCTTAATTTTATGCAGAAAGTTGGTGCTTTTAGATGGCTATAGGAAGAGTAGAATATCGAAAAAGTACCAACTTAGAACCTATTGCAAGTGCCATAAATGGAATGGGACAGCAAGCTAGTAAAAAGGATAAACCTATTATTTTAGGGCAAAAAATAAGTGCTATAAGTACAGATGCAACAGCCACACCAGCACAGGTATTAATTGGGCAAACTTTTTACTCTGCGGGCAAAAAGCAACAGGGAATCATACCAATTGCAGGGGGAACAGAAACTCCTGTTAGCGTATCGAAACAAAACAACTATGATTTATCTGTGTTCCCACCAGCAAAATACTTTAAAGGAACTACAGAAAGTGGAATCTTATTACCGATTGGAACTCTAAGAGGACAAGGGTATGCATTGCAGACAGAAGTAGATACTTGGATAAATAACTATAACACTAAAGTAACAGAATTGACAAATATGACTAACGACAGAAACAACTGGATGAATGTTGCCAATAGTAAACTAAGTCATAAAGTGGTTACCGTAACTGTAAATAGATCTTCAGCAGGAGTAGCTTCAGGCTCTGTGACACATGGTTTAAATACAGTTCCTAAATATGTATTCGCAGTTTTACAGGGAAGTACCGGAATGAATGATAGTGTAATAAATGGAATTTGCTTTCCGTTAGGATATAGTTGTATTCGTGACCCTTATAGCACGTTTGGTATTACTGTATCAGCATCATCTACGTCAGTTACTATAAGTTCAACATCTGATGCATTTGCTATAGTTGGTACTTTTTTAGTTTATATTTTTGGATAAGAAGGAGATATATGAATACAGAAATTTTAGTAGCAGGATTTTCTTTAGTTGGAACTCTTATGGGGAGTTTGGCAGGGATAATGACCGCAAACAAACTTACGAATTACAGAATAGAACAGCTAGAAGAAAAGGTCAAAAAACATAATAATTTAGTTGAACGAATGATCGTAGTGGAACAGTCAGTAAAGTCTGCACACCATCGATTGGACGAACTGATTACAGAAAGAGAGGATTAATATGGAAACATTAATGAACTATGTAAAACCAGAGTTACTTATTGTTGCAGCAGTGTTGTACTTTTTAGGCATATGGTTAAAACAGGCGGCCTTTGTTAAAGACAAATTAATCCCACTTACACTTGGGATTGTGGGAATCTTTATCTGCGGTATTTGGGTATGTGCTACATCGCAGTTTTCTACACCGCAAGATTTTGCTATGGCGGTGTTTGCAAGCCTTACACAAGGGATTTTAGTAGCAGGAGTAAGTACATATGTAAACCAGCTAATTAAACAAAGCAATAAAACAGAATAAAATAAGATCTAGAGGCTCTTTTCTATATAGGGAAGAGCCTCATATTTTTTATGGAAAGGAAGGATGTATTATGGATAAAAAACTAAAGATTTGCGTAACCGTAGGGCATAGTATTCTTAAAAGTGGCGCTTGTACCAGTGCAGATGGCCGTAAATATGGCGGAGTATTAGAGTATAAGTATTGTAAAGATTTCGCAAGATTGTATTTAGTTCCACAGTTAAAAAAAGCTGGGCATGATGTAACTCTTATTATCTGTCCAGAAAAGAAATTCGAAACCAAATACGAGGAACGTGGATATAAGGTTCCGAGAGTAAATAAGGGTAACTATGATTTAGTAATGGAATTACACCTTAATGCAGCAACTCCAAGTGCAACAGGAACAGAGGTTTACTATTATTCACAAAAGGGGAAAGAATACGCAGAGGCTATTTGTAAGAAGTTAGGAGAAGTCTATAAAAATAGAGGAGCGAAGAAAGACAAGAAGCTCTATATTTTAAATAGTAGCAAGGCAACAGCGGTGTTATTGGAATTATTTTTTTGTACAAACAGAGAGGATTACCTCAAAGGACATGGAAAGAAAAATGCTACGAATTTAGCAAAATTAATTACAAAGGCACTTTAAGATTTTTTTATGTACCAGTCGTTTTTTATAAAAGGTAATGTAAATGGTGTAAATATGGCGTTTCTTTATAAATTAAAAAAATATAGGAAACGGCTGGTAAAAAATAAAGAAAAGGTTGAATTTTGAAGAAAAGAGAGATATAATGAAAAATAAAAATGACCTAAATACGATGGTTTAATGAGAACAGAAGCTGTATTGAAATGAACTTGATACCGCCAAGGAAATGGCAATGCTTGAACGTTTAATGAGAACAGAAGCTGTATTGAAATGTACTAGAAAATTCAATGATTTTCTTACCGTATGGAGTTTAATGAGAACAGAAGCTGTATTGAAATGACGGATGTTTTAAATTAATTAGTAAAAGATCTCTGTTTAATGAGAACAGAAGCTGTATTGAAATTTATGTAACCCAGTAAATTCAGTATCAAAAAATAAAGTTTAATAAAAACAAAAGTTGTATCTGAATGTCTCAAATAAAAAATAGCCCCTAGTCATAGGAGCTATTTTTTTATCTACACAATTCATCTAAAGTCACACCAAGAGCATCTGCCAGTTTGATCATCGTGGATACACGACCATCATCTCTTTTTTCTAAATCCTGGATTGTTCTGCGGGGAACTCCAGAGAGCTCCTCGAGTTGTGGAACAGATAAACCTTTATCCATCCTAATTTTTTTTAGTTTCAATTAGAATCCCCCTTTCAAAAAGAAGATTAAAAAGATAATAATGCCAATTATCATTAAAATTTCTAGCAATATTTTTAAAAGTATTTTTATTAACTCTTTCATATTGATTTTTGAATAGGACTGTGATATTTTTTATATGAGGGAGTTATTTCGCTCCCTCGTGG